TGAGCAGTTCAGCCTCCTGCTGCATCGGCTCGACGAGCTGCCGCATCCGCTTGGTGACCTCGGCCTCGATGCGCTTCTGCACAGACCCCTCGTCGAAGGGGTCGTACTCCCCGAGCTCGGCGGGCGCCTCGAACTTGAGCTTGAGCAGGGCCTCGCGCTCCCGAGCGATCTCCTTGCGCTGGTCGGCCACCTCCTGGGTCTTCTTCGTGTAGTCGGCCTGCATCCCCTTCATCAGCTCGGCGACGGCCGGCGGCGCGCGCTTGATGGCCTCGTCCCAGCTCAGCTTCGCGGCGGGGCGCGGCTCGGCGGGCGGGTTGGCCTCGGCGGCGGTGGCGAGCGCAGCAGCTTCGAGGCTCTGGGCTTCGGCCAGGACCCCCTGGGCGACGGAGGCGACGGGGGCGGTGTTGCTGGCCTCAACCAGAGTGGGCGTCGTCATGGTGAACTCCTTTCGGGTGGTTCAGGGTTTATGGACTACCGGGACACTAAGGCGACTGGCCTCGCTCCTGCTTGCGAGTACCAGCCGGGGTTCCATCCAGGGGCGATGGAGAAGACGTTGCGAGTGGCCTTCCACTGACTGAACCCCGCGTCGCGAACAGCGGCTTCACCGATGCGCCCGACAAGGAAGGTTCGCCAGCCCGGCTTCTGCCCCGTACCGTCCGAAGCGGACGCCGAGGCGGACATGGGGTCGATATACATGTGGAGGTACAGTGTACCGTTAGCCCCGAGGAATAGGGCGTGGGGGTTCCCAATACGAGGACCCTTAGCGCCTGGCTCGTCGGGCTCCCGCCACGCATCAACGTAGCGGAAGGTCACCGACTGCTTGTTCTCGATGGCCCACTTCATGGCGAGCAGGGGGTCATCATCGAACTCCGGCATCTCTTGGAAGCCGCCCGAGGTCTTCGAGCCCTTCCCCACAGACGCCATAACGGACTTCGGCGTGTTCATCCCGAACAGGGATGCAGCCTTGGCAGCGAGGGATCGAAGACTTCCGAGCATGGTTACTTCCGCAGGCGAGAGGCAAAGAGGGCGTCGAGGTCCTTGGGCATCTTCTCTTCGGGGGCCTCCATCTCCATCTCGACCTCGGGAGCCTCAGCCCCCTCGGGCTCGACGTCGAGGAACGCCACGAACTCCGGGTCCTTCGCCAGCTCCATGAGGGCTGCGGTGATGACCGTAAGCTCGGCGTCGCCCTTGATGTCCTTGAGGGCGATGGGCAGCGGCGAGCCGTAGTCGGCGGCTGCGGCCTCGATCATGGCGAGGAAGCGGGCCTCGTCGGGCTCGAACTGCTCCAAGACACCACTGTACGGCTCGGGGGTCATCTCGACGCCCATCTGCGCCATGACGGCAGAGATGGCTTTGGCGAGTGCGGTCATCACCTTGGGGGAGTAGGGGCGCTGTGGACGCGGGATCAGGTCTGCCACGGCAGAGCCGGTCATGTCGTCGGAGGCGCTGGCGGCGTCCTTGAGGTCGGGGGAGAGACCGTCCATCGGGACGGAGCGGCCGGGGGAGAGCGGCATCAGAGCACCTCTTCGGGTGTGGGCATGAGAGGAGCCGGGGCGGAGGGTCCTTCCCCCGGTTGAGCGAGCGTAGCCTGTTCCGGGGCCTTCGGCACGCCGAGAGCTTGCGGGAGCTGGAACACCCGGGCGAGCTCTGCCAGGAGCAGGGTGGGGTCGGCGCCGAGGGCGAGGAGCTGAGGCACGAGGCGCTCCAGCGTCTGCCGGTTGGCGAAGTCGTTCATCGGGGTCGTCCCCTCGTCGACGGCCCAGTAGCGGAAGTCGCCGGTCAGGTCGTCCGCGGAGAGGATGGTCGGCCCTACGGGGTTGGGCAGCGCCAGCGGCTCGGCGTCGTCCCCGAGGATGACGCTCAGCATGATGTTGTAGGTCGAGGCCAGCCCGGTGATGAGGGAGTCCCGGATGCGGGCCATGCGGCCCACCTCGGTCGAGGTGTAGCTCGCCAGGAGGTTCTGCTCGGTGGCCGTCGTCCCGGTCGCCTCCCCCCGCGTGAAGGGCGCGAGGTTGCCCGAGTCGTTGATGTCGGCCTCGACGGTCATGGCGTAGTTGAGGACGTCGGCGGGGATGGGCGTCTGCGGCATCGGCACGATGTTCCCCTCGATGGGCATACCGGGCTGCAGGTCCACCTCGATGATCTCGCCGTCCACCCCCTGGGTGATCTTGGCGGCGGCCTCCTCCGAGAAGAAGCCAGGGCGGGTCAGCCACTGGCGGGCCATCGTCCGCACCCCGTTGGCTTGGTAGGACCGGAGGACGTTCAGCTCGCGGAACTGGTCAGAGCTCCGCGAGATGAGGCTGTACCCTCGCAAGGGCGCGTCGGGGTCTCGGGAGAAGTAGAGGGGCAGGATGGGCACGACGGCGCGGCCGCTGGCGCTCTTGAAGGGGATGCCCGTGGTGACGTGCTCGGTGACCGGCTCGGGCTCCTTGCCCTCTACGAGGTCCGCGTCGGGCAGGGCGCCGACCTGTACCGTGACCCCCGTGAAGACGAAGTCCTTGCCCTGTGCGTAGTCTGGACTCCAGATGAGGAGCTTGTCGCTGAGGATGTCGTACATCTCGACGAGTCGAATCCAGCGGTCCACCGCGGTAGTGGGGTCCGTGCCCGTCGTCCGGCCCTGGGCGACCCCGTCCATCCAGCGCGAGTAGCTGCGGGTCGAGAAGTCCTGCTCGCGCTTATTGAACTTGCGGGCCGCCTCCTCCGCGGGGATCAGGAAGACGTGGCCGATGTACCGCTGCTGGTCCCAGGACCCCGCGGTCGCGTCGACGATCACCTCCCAGGGCGGGAGAGCGGTCAGCGCCACGCGCTTCAAGGGGTCCACGTTCTCGACCGGCGCCAGCTTGAGGAAGCTGCAGGGGTAGATGAGCGCGAGGCGCGTGGCGTCCTCGATCTGCTCTCGGGCGGTGGACAGGTACTGGTTGGCGACGGCCTCGGCCACAGCAGGGTTGCCCCGGTCGCGGAGGTCGGACTTGACCGTGACGCTCGGGTTCCGCGCGTACAAGGAGCCGACGTAGCTCTCGACCACCTTGTACGCCTTGCTGACCTCGGTACGGAGCTGCCCCGAGGGGTTGAACCCCGAGGAGTTCTTGGGCCAGAACTTGGTCATGTAGAGGCGCTTGTTCATCTCCAGCTCGGAGCGCAGGGTCTCGAAGTAGTTGTCGTGCGCCAGCAGGAGGGCGCGAACGTCGGCGGGGGTCATCATGGCGGCCTCTTAGGAGAAGGGGATTTTGCCGGCGGAGGACCGAAGACGGCGTGTCTGGGCGCCCCATTGGACGGACTCTATCCTGGCCTGGACGCCGCCGCTACCGAGCATCCTCCAGCTCGCCGGGATGTCCCGGAGGCAGCGGTAGGCGAGCGCGCAGGCCATCGCCGCGTCGTCGTTGCCCCCCTTGGGCGCCTCGGGCGCGACCTTCCCCGGAGGGATGGTCAGCGAGCGGAGCTCCATGAGGGTCACCCGGTCGAGGACGCGGAGGAGGGGCGTCGCCTCCCGGAGCGTGTCGAAGGCGTCGAGCTTGGACGGCAGGGTCGTGACCCAGGGCTTGCCGGTCGAGGGGTTGACCCAGAGGGCGGTGTACCGACAGTACCCCAGCTCGAGAAGGAAGGCGTGACCGTGGTTATTGCTCTCGGCCAGGATGAGGGCCTGGTTGTACCGGGTCGCCACCTGCACTACGCGGTGAGCCCACTGGCTCGGGGTGAGGGCGTTCGACCTCTCGGTGTAGACGACCTGCCGCGTAGACACCGAGACGACGCACATGGTGCTGTAGTCCCCGCCGACGCCGCCGCCGATGTCCACCCCCATGACGTACTTGTCGCCGAGGGTCGGCGCCTCGATCTCGGTGCCTCCCGTCTGGGGCGGCTCCACGGGGATGACATGCTCCAGGGCGACGGCCGAGAAGTACCCGCCCTCGCGGTCGAGGAAGCAGTCCTCAAGGTTGGCCGGATACTCCCGCCTGAACTTATGGTCCGACCCCAGACGAGAGCATGTCCTCCTCCTCCAGTGAAGTTGACCAAGTGTCAGGGAGTAGCAAGCCTGGAGCTGGCGCTCCTCTGGCGTCAAGGAGGCCCCGAAGTCGCTCGGCACGTTTTCTGGCGGATCGCTGTACGAAGGGTGCTCCCACCACCATAGTGTAATAAGGTGCCAACCGTTATCGGGTGCCCCCTGTACCAGCTTCGAGAAGAAGTCGCCCGGGTTGTTCGCGGTGCTCTCGACGATGAGGAGCCCGTCGCCTACCGCGGCGTCCGCCTGAGCGATGACCTCGGACAAGTCGGGCGCGTAGGCGGCCTCCGAGATGACGGCGGCGGCCGGGCTGAACGACCGTAGCCCCGACTCGGAGCGCGAGGTGAACGCCTTGATGGAGGCCCCTGTCCCCTCGAAGACGATGTCCCCCTTCGACTTCTTCGAGAGCTTCCGCTGCATCACAGTAGGCGGGTGCTCTATCCAGTTACGGTTCTCTTTCAGGAGGGACGACGCGCTATCCTCGCGCATGGATACGATAGCGTGTAGCGCCTCGTGCTTCGTTACTGTAGCCAGCCACTGCAGGACGATCTTGCACCCCGTAGTGGCGGCCACCTGCCGCGCCTTGATAATAGCGATACGCTTATGCCCAGCCTCCACCGCGTCGAATATCTTCTGCTGCATCGGCAATACGCTAAACGGGATCAGCTTCTTGCTATCCTTGTGCTGTACTTTCAGCAGCTTGGCGAAGCTGTGGACCGACGACAGGATCTCCGCCACCCTCACCCGCCTATTAGCGGGCACGGTGTCGGGGACGTAGACATCCGATGGGCGAACGATGGGCATGGCTTACCCCACGTTCCGTAGCGCGCTATCGAGCTCGTCTTCCTGGGCCACGATGCCGGCCTTCTGGGCGGCGGCGCGGACCTCGCGGACCTCGGCGCCCTTCTTGAAGGCGTAGTCGATGGTGTAGAGCGCCATGCGGATCTGCGCCGTGGTCCCCTTCACGTTCGGATCATCTCGCACGATCCCCTTCACCATCTCGACGGCGTCGTCCAGAAGAAGGAGCAGCTCGCGGTTCGCGTGCTCGGACGCGGCGACGGCGTCGGGGTGGGCCTCCTTGTAGATGGCGACCCAGTCCATGACGTTGTGGATGCCCCACTTCGTGATGGCAGCGGGCGAGCACAACCCCGCGCGGGAGGCGTCGTAGGGCGAGACAGCGTTCGTGTCTGCGAGGTACTGCACGGCCTGCAGGCGCATGGGCGTCGGCTTCAAGGACGCCTCCAGTTTCTTCCATCGGTCGTAGGCGCTCATGGGCTCACCTCGTGTGCAAGCTGTTGATTTCTACACCCCTGCGACGGGCGGGGCGTCCTCTGTCGAGGGACTGCTCCTTCGAGCCGGCACCCCCCGAGGCAGTCTACCACGTCCTCGGCACACCGGAGTGACTCCTCTCAGATGCCGTCGCCATGCCCCTTCCGGCGGCGAGGCACGTTCTTGGGCAGGAGGTTGGCCGTCATCCCCTGGAAGGTCTCCTGGGCGCCGGGCACCACCTCAACCTCGACGGTCGAGATCAAGGACTCGCAGCTCGGGCACTTCCTGCGCCGGTAGATGGCCTGGGCGTTGCCGCGTGGCCCCTGGGCGGCGGCCCACTCGGGCGGCAGCTCGCGGGTCATGGCCCGGGTCTCGGCGGTCTTGAGCGTGGTCTGACAAAAGGGGCAGTTCATGTCATCTTCCTCCAGGGGGTTCCCCCTGAATCTACCGCATCTCTGGCGGCAGGTCAAGCCCTCGCGGAGCGAATCTCGCCCTCCTTCTTAGGTGCGTGCCCCGAGCGCCGTCCCCCCAGCGGTCGAGCTCGCGGACGCGATAGCGATAAGGAGGGCCTCGGACTTAGCGTAAGTCTGGACGCTAACGCTAAGGTGGGCTCGGCCTTAGCGTAAGACCCCACGATAGCGATAAGGTCCTCGGCCTTAGCGTAGCCGAGAGCCCCACTAATAGGGCGCCGGCACCCCGTCGGGAGCGTTTTCGGCCGGCGGCCTCGTCGGCGGGCGTTCCGAGGCT